TTATGGTATTCCCAGTTTTCGTTAACAGTAAAAGCAAGCAGGGTTCTGCTGTCATACGCTCCTGCTGATGGGTTAGATCCCGCCGAAAATATACCTACTTCAGAAATCTCATATCTTTCATCTGTAGGAAGTTCTGCCGTTAATACGATCTTGTTTATTCCATCCTCATTGACATACCCTCTTGAAGTTATTGGAACTCTAAACATTTCAAAATCTAATGCTTTTTTATCTGAGTAATCACCAAAGGCTTGATTAGTTGCTAATGGCTTTGCCCCACATCCAATTGCGACATAAGAGGCGTAGGCTGGTGCCTGGCCTATTAAATACTTTGCTAAGATGCTTTTCCCTGTATTTGTTATCATGGTATCACTCCGTATATTGTATCATCTAAAACAGTCCCGTCTGAAACTATAGACACTTCAACCTGCTCGTCTCTAGCCAAATTAATAACATTTATTACCAAATCTCCTGTTTCTGGGTCTAGATAAACAATAGAACAATCTGGTCCTGTTCCACATTCTGGAATCTTGCTATTAAAATTAATTGGAAACTTTTTAAAATAATTAGAGTCTATGTCCTGTAATGATAAAATATTTTGAGGGTTATATTGAAAGTATACATTGCTTAGATTTTTAATAGGCTGATATAAAACATTTTGTCCATTAACTAAGTCTGATCTTAATATATTAATTAACTCTTGTCCACCAATATTTTCAAATATTAAATCTGTCATTATTTCGATTGGCATTACATCATCATTAAATAATATAATATCTGGTGTTGCTGGCTTTACATCTGGATTATTTTGCTGAACTAAATCAATAACATCTGGGTTGTCTGGCGTAGCATTTAGTCCAGAAATAGAATCTAGGTATGAGTTTAATGCCTCTTCGCTTGGTATTAGTTTTCCTGGTTTCCAGGTCATATTGACATCTGGTGTGGCAGGGTAATCGTCATATACTATCTTTCCACTGGAATCAAAATATGCCATTTTATACCTCACTCATATACAGCGTCATAGAGGGACCTGCAGAATCTTTTTGATAGTCTATATTATACACAACAAATCTACTTTGACTAGATGCAACTGCATCTTTGTTTTCTAAGTCTTTATATTCAATATTTATAATGTCTCCAAGTTGAATTATCGGAGTACTAAATATTTTAACCCCCACGCTTTTTCTTGGCTTCATAATTTTATTTATAATCCAGGACATTAAATCTCTTGCATCATCTTCAGATTGCACATAAGACGGACTGAGAGAAAATTCTTTTTTACCATAGGTGAGCCTGCTTGTTTTTATTTTGTCATAATCTTGTTGTGCTCTAAATGGCGAAACAATTAAATTATCTTTTCCTATAACTGGATCAGAAAAATTGCTATTCTTGACAAAATAACTATCAACACTTAATTCATTTTGAGATTGCTGAGTAAATGTTATTCCCTGAATTCTTAAGTAATTACCACTTGTCTCATCTAGATTTAAAGCGGTATCAGTTGAATTAAATATTAAAAACTCTGCCCCATAAGATCCAGCCCTAAAACCAGATACAGTATATCCTTTAATTCTGTTAAATGTTGGAGATAGTTGTGCATACAGCGCTGGATATGCTTTGTCATATTTAACCTTTAAGTACGCAGCCTCTCTCATGATTGTTCCAAACTCATCAAAATATAAATTAAATTTGGGTGGTTCTGCAACACTTATGCCAGACAGATACGTAGACTGTACTATACCAGACATTGCATACTTTCTAAATGATTCATTTGCATTAATTTCATTATCGTCAAACGCTGCGCTAACTGGAGTGTCCAATGCAAATACAGTATTTTGACTGTAGTTATTGGTTAATGCATAAATATTTTCAAACATACATTTTGATCCGCCACGGACAAAGAGGGCGACATTATTGTATATAGGTAATGGAGAAGAGTCGTCAACTATCTTAACTAGTTTATTGTTTATATATAAATAAAACCTTCTAACAGATCCTATGTCTTGGTATTCAACAGCAAGATCATATACTGTTGGGTTCTCTTCTCCCATGATTCTGCTTTGACCAGTAAACTTTCCATCATCTACAATGATATTGCCAAATCCCCCCCATAGTTTTATTGGTATTGCGTTTGACTCTGAATCTGAATAAACTTTATAAAACAATATATTATGAAGGCTGTCTGATTCTGATGAATACTCACTTACATTTTTTTCGGTCAAAGAAACTATTTCAAAATAATATCCGACATTTGTTGCTGGGTTAAGCATTACTGCAATACCGCCAGACCCTCCAGAAATATTAAGTCTTTGACTAGGCTGGCTTCCTGGCAAAACATAATATGGTGTAGCGTTTATTGGTGTCTGTCCTACAGTTTCGCTGGCCTCAATCTTTCCAACTATTCTCATTCTAGTTCCAAAATGTTTATACTTGTTATCAAGGGCTTTATATTGATATGATAAAAAGTTAATTGGAGTTTCTGTTGTGCTAAAAGATGGGCCATTCATAACTAAGGCAGAAGACTGAACCGATCCTGCCTGTGTTGCTTTTATTGTATTATTTTGTGTTTCTTTAGTATATGACGATGACATAAAATTTTTAATAATTCCAGTTCTTACATTTTGCAAGGCTTTAGAGTTGTTTGCTCCAGCCACGTTTGTAGTTAAAGATAATTCTGAAATTGACTCATTTGTTAAGATATCTCCGTCTACTAAACCGAATAGATGGCTACTCTTCATATTAAATCCACGAACATATGTGTTGTTTGACCAATAGGAGTCTAGTCCTGCTTTATGATTAACTATAGGAGTTCCAAATTGACCTCTGCCATGTCTAGATACCTCGCCATTTTTCATTATTGTTATTCCATTTATTTCTTCATACTTTGGCTCTGCATATATTCTAACTAATCCTGTAGGATATATTTTTCCATTAAAAGTTAATTTTGACATATAGTCTTGATATTCTTGATTATTGCTAATCCATACGTTTCCTATTGCACCAACCGTCTGGGTAGTAAATATTGGCTTTCCGTTGCCGTTATCTATAACTATGTTTTTTTGAGCACCTGGAATGCTATATTGAATTGCATCAAATTTAATTATTTCTCCATTTGCATAAAAATATCCGTTGTGTCTTCCTAGCCAATAGACGGCTTCTCCTAAATCAATAACATTATTAATAAGAGTATTATTTGAAACATATGGAACAGTTGATGATAAATCAGAGTTTAAAGGTATTGCAGAAAGGCTATATGAAGATTGGCTAGAGACCTCTCCATTAATAGATCTTAGTGTCTGATCTCCAGTAACTTCCCATAACAATGCTGGCTTATATATCCAATTTTTTGAAACAACTTCATTATCAATCATGCTAGCCTGTTTAATAGTTCCGTAAGAGCGCTGGATATATCTACTGTTATAGTTAATTTTTCCGTCATTAAACACATTCTTATCAGAAGAAACGATATCTACTATATTTGTTATCTTAGAGTTTTTGTTTTTATTTTCTATAACTCCAGTATCCTCAAAATCATTTGACCCATAAAGAGTATAATCTATGCCCCTATCTGTCTCTAGTGGTAACATATACTGTTTACTCATCATAACAAAATTATTATATTCATCAAAAAACATTGCAGTTTGTGTTGATATTGCTAAATCCGACAAAACCTCTGCAACACTTTTATCTGGAGCAATATAAAAAAATGGAATGACTAATTCTTTTTCTCCAGCAACTCTTTTAAATGTGTAGTTAGAAAATCCAACAGAATCCAATAAAAGAGATACTGCATAACTTAGTGATACATTAGTAACCAACATTTCTGGAGCAGTTATAGATTCAAGATAAAAGTATAAATCCCTAAGTTCTAGATTTACTTTTCTGTCATTTGGATTATATTTTGGAAAACCCTCACAGTATAAAGTTTTTATTGGTACAAGGTAATCGTATCCATTTACATCAATAACTATATCGTAAAATTTAATTTGAATATTATTTGAAAGATATTTATAAATAATGCTGTCTGTATTGTTCTCATTAAATGCTGCATCATAATCAAAAAGTGTAAGCGTTCCTACAGAAGCAAGTAATTGACCTACTGGCAAACCGCTTGTGCCCAGATCAGAAGCACTCTTTTTTACAGAAAAGTTTGTAGTTTTTTCTGATATATCTGCTACCAATCGTGGCGACATCTCAATTAAATCAAAAGACGAGTCTACCTTGTTCATTGTGTCTACAACTATTCTAATTCCATTAATATATTCAAATTCACGATAAATATTTTTTCCATCTGTTGACGAGGAAAAAGATACTGGGTTAGTTAAATCTGTTACAAAATTGGTAAGCCTATTTACAGTTTCTTCTTCTAAGTACCAGCCATATTCTGGAATAAAAGTTTCCCAATTATTTTCAAACCAAATATGATATGTTCCAATATCTGAATCATTTAGTTTAATTAAATATGCATATCCATTAATAGATTTTTCAGGCAAAAATGATTCGCTGTTATATTCTTCAGCACGTATAAAAACACTTTTATATTTTTGTGGAACCTTGAGTCCGTATGCTAACTCTACATATCCATCTTCTTTAATAATTCTTGTTCCGTCTGACCTTGTACTTGTAGAATCAAAATTAACTACATCGATCCAATTATTATTTTTTAAATACTGAACCTTCCATCTTACTGGAGTTGTTTGATTTAATGAACCGTAAAGTGGATCTGGAAAAGATCCTGCAGAATTTGAAAATGGTCCTAGGTCTATTCCTCCAACATTAGTTTGCATTTTTATTACAATTCTATTTGCGGGCACTTGATTTTGATAAACTACAAATGGAGCAGCATCATCAATAAAATGCTGGCCACTAACAAGTTTATTTGCTATACCTCGTGCTATCCCAGACTCTGTTCTATAAGATGTCCAATACTTAAACTTATCATTTTTATCTGCCATGTAGTATCTTGGTCGATTGAACATATTCGGATTAGAGTGATGTAGTTTTTTGCCAGGTGAATATGATGCTTTATTAATTCCAGATCTGGGCCTAAACTTTTTAAAGCAATCTTCTAATGAATAAATCATTGAATTTTTTTTATTTTGTGCAAGTAAAAACCATGGCTGTTCGTTATCTGCTGGATCTATTCCTCCATCTATTTTTATGTCTGCATCAGTTGCCCCAGTATAAAAATTTCCAGCATCATTTGTATCAAATGTGTTTGGTATTAATTTATATTTATTAGAAATGTTTTCTGTTGGTCTATACCTATAATTTCCTATTCTAAAAATATTATCAGCAATATTCATATTCCACTCAGCAATAACGGCAGACTGTGTTTTTATTGTGCTAGATGACTCTAAATGAGTCTTTAATTCTTCATTCTGAAACATTATACTTCTTCCAGGCTAACATTAATATTCCAAAAATCAAAATTACTACCGCCTCTTTTTACTACACTATAATTAAAATCTGTAAAATACATTTGTAGTAGTTGATTGTATTGTGGTAAATGTGCATATGCATTTGAGTCTTTTCCAAAATTTGAGTATTTATCATATGCAAGATATACCCAAAATGGACCCTGATGTGTTTCGTACCAGTCTAATAATTCTACTCCTCCAGCACCGCCGTCAGTTGTATATTCTAAATTATTAGATCCAGCATGCGGAGATACTCCAGTCGTTGCATTAAATTCTGGAACAGTAAAATATGACCTAGATGGAAGCATTTGCCACGAAGTATTTATTTGAAGTTTGTCTGCTATATGATAAGAGCGCATTCTTCCATTAATCATTCTTTCTCTTTTTTCAATTCTAATAGGTCTAAAATCAATATCTTGTCTATTATCATCAGACAATATTAAAAATTGATTATACAAAGATGTATTTGTTTCTGATCCTGGATCTTGTCCAACCTCAAGACCATTTGGGATATATACGCCATTAATCAATGTGCCAGAATTATTAGACCATAGCATTGCTTGCGGACGCTGATATTTACGTCTTCCTGTAATATAACTAGCACTTGACATTATATTCGATTACTCCTTATTCGTCTTGAATCTACTTGCTTAATTTGTGTCATTACAGCCCGTGCAATTTCATCAGGGTTTGCATCAGATCTTACATTAACTGCAACACTATAATTATACACTGAAGCATCTGCATAACTTCCATTATTAATGGCCTTCATCTTATCAACACCATAGTTTTGAACAGCATATCTACTCATTATAAATTCACCTGGTGTCAACATTGAAGGAACTACATCTGTTCCTATTACTGGACCACCGACTGCATATCTTTTTATTAATCCGCCAGATGCTTTTCCGCTAGGCCAATTAGCAAACTGACTTGCAGCAATAGCATTGCCACCAAACTTCTTAAGGTCTGCTGCAGCCTTTGCTTTTGCTGCTGCGTCTGCTTTAGCCCTTGCTGCTGCATCTGCCTTTTCTTTTGCTGCTTGTTCTGCTGATTGTCTATCGGCTGCCTTTGCTGTCTTGCTGGCAAGATTTGAGGATGCCATAACTTTATTTGCTGCATTTACAACTTTTGTATCTGCTGCAGCAAGTGCGTGGCCCCAATCGCTTGGAGATGTTCCCGCAACGTGTGTTTTTGCTGCTAAATTATTATAATTATTCTTTGCATCTACTAAATTAATAGCATTAATAACTTTTTGGTCTGCTGCAGCAAGTGCGTGGCCCCAATCGCTTGGAGATGTTCCAGGAGTTAAAGATTTTTTAACTAGTTCGTTATATTCTGATTTTGCCTCATTTAGATATGGAGTAAATCCATTAATAGGTCTTCCAGTATAATCTGTTGTTGGGCTTGTAGTGGTTGATCCACCAGTTGAGCCACCTGTTGAGCCACCTGTTGAGCCACCTGTGCTTCCGCCTGTATCTCCTCCAGTGTCTCCTCCAGTGTCTCCTCCAGTGTCTCCTCCAGTGTCTCCTCCAGTGTCTCCTCCAGTGTCTCCTCCAGTGTCGCCACCTGTTGAGCCACCAGTGCTTCCACCTGTTGAGCCACCCTCGTAAATAGTAATAATTTTATGTGTTGTTACAAATTCTCTTTCTAGACTTTGCCAGTAATTTACTATATCTTCAACTATAGAAAGTGCTGCCTGCATTGCAACAGTATATTCATCACTTGCAGTTTTTGCAAGATCAATTCTATTTTTAATCTCTTCCCATTGAAGTCTTGTCTT